AGCGTTGATCTTGTCGCCTGCGGTAAGGTTGGCTTTTGCTGTCATTGTCCAGGCTCCGGAGCTCGGGATAACGTCGTACTCTTCGCCGTCGCCGTCTACAACATGAACCAGGAAACAGTCAGCGCCACAGGTGCCGGCGATCGTCTTGGCGTTCTTGGTGTAGGTTGTGATCGCGCAGCTTGTAGCCTGAGTCTTTGCGAGCATAAGAAGCTTACTGTTATCCTCGAGTGCAATGATCGCGTAGCGGTCAGCTACGACTGTGTTTTTCTTTGTGTCGATGTCTCTGTCGCGTTCGATTCTTACGCCCGTCTTGATGGTAGCCACTACGGCCTCTTTCTTTGCGATGTAGATAGAATCTTTAAGGACTGCCTTGCTCTCGTAGATCGGGACGCCTGCAACGCTGCCGACGTAGCCGGTACGTACGTAAGCCTCGACATATTTAAGATCGTCAGCTAATGCCTTTCTGATCCATGCCTTGTTATCCGGATTGACCAGGGCGAAGAGGCCGTCTTCCTCTTCCGGGAACATTGCAAGCGCATCAGCAAACAGGTTGAAGAGGTAGTTATTGTTTGTTGTGGAGAAGTCGCATGCAAGTGTTCTAACGGATTTGGCGTATTCTGTAATAGCTGCAGCGGTCCATGCGTTGACCATGCTCTCGCCGAGCGCCTGCAGTTTTGCGTCGACCAGCTTCGGATCAGCGAAAGCGTCGTCGTCATACCAGCGAGTCGTGCCCTGTGTACGAACCGCGGTATATTCTCTCTCGATGTATCCGGCGTCAATAAATCCGGTGTTTCCGTCTCCTCTTGCGAGGACCTCAGCGGAGCCGGTGCCTGTGTAGAGGTGTACTTTCTTAGTAAGTCCCGGTGTCCCCTCGAGGGAATAGTCAGGAGTTAAGAATCTGTTAATGTCCAGTTTGGTAGTAAGGATAGAGTTGATTTTGTCCTGGATGACAAAATTGTCGTATCCTGTAAAAGCGAAATCTGCCATTGTTTTATCCTTTCTGTGTTAATGTTTTGTAAAGCTCGGGGTTAGTGTTATAGAGCTCCTGCATCTCCCGGATGCTCATTTTCGCGAATTTTTCGCGAGTGATCGCTTCGTCCGGCGGCAGGTTCTTCTTTGGCGCTGAGGATCCGAGACGGCGTTCTACTTCCTCCTTTACGGACTTTTTGAAGGCCTTCTCGAGCGCGTTGATGTTGGCGCTCATCGTGTCGGCGTCCTCCGCCACCACAAACTCGACCAGTGCCTGGTCAAGTCCTTTTTCTCCGAGGATCTTGCTCGCTTCGGCTGTGTTCTCTGCAAGAGTCAGCCTGCGCTCCTTCTCGATCAGCTGCTGCTCTCTCTGCTCCAGCTCATATTCGTAGCGCTGCTGTGCATTCATGGCGGCCAGCTTCTCAGCTTCGCGCACCTTGCGGTTGTTCTTCTCTTCTGCTTTTTTCAGCGCTGACGTGACCCTGCGGTCCGTTTCCTGCTGGAGAAGAGCATCAACCTCTTCCTGTGTGTAAGTCTTCGGAGTTTCCTGACCCTCAGGAAGCTCCTGAGTTTCGAGTGTTTTGTTTTCTTCCATGTTTTGGTCCTTTCTGAGTTCAAGGGCATAAAAAAAGAGAGCCCCTGCCCTCGTGTGAGTTGGCGCTTAAGCGTCCCCTCGTGTTTATATTGCCGGCTTATGCCGGTTTATAGCTTCGCGAGTGCCTCATTCTGCAGCCGTTTCTTCTCTGCAAGCAGCTCCTCGTCTGTCATGCCGTCAAGGTATCCGAGCACGCCGTTATCGTTCCAGGGCGCGATCGTGCACCTGCAGTTGGGATGTATCGGCGGGAGGTTGACGCCCGTCTCGGCGTTCTCGATCTTGTAGGGCCCGCCGTCTGCGAGATGTCTGCATTCCTCACATTCCCGTTCAGGATGCACTCCGCTGCCTTCGTAGTCGCCCGCGTCAATGATGACGTACTGCTTAATCCCCTCGCGCTTGTACTGGTCGAGGGTGCTCTGCGTCTGTATGTAGGACAGCTCTGTCCTGACGAGGCGGTCCGCTCTGTAGTAGCTCGTCTCGAAGTCCTTCCTGATCGTCCGGATAAGCTCCTGCCGGCTCGTGCCTCTGACCACGCAGTCAAAGAGACCTTTTTCAAGGCTCTGCGCGAGCTTGGCTTTGTCTATCCAGCATCTTTTTGACCAGTTCAGCCCGTCCGGTGCCCATATCTTCCGGATGACTGCGGCCGCGTCCTTCGGGTTTGGTTTAGCCAGGAAGCCGAACGAGTTCCGGAGCATCCTCGAGTTTTCGTTGTATAGCTGTGTGAAGTCCTTCCGGAGAAGCTTCACCTCTTCGGCGTTCAGAGATCTCAGTTTTTTGTTGATCTCGCCGAGCATCTTGTAGAGCCGGTCGTATTTGTAAAGGTCGTTGACCGTCGCCCCGCCCTTCCGGATCCTGTCGTACAGTGCCGACATGTCCCGAATGATCTCGTTCGCCGTCTTGGTGTATTGTGCCTTGAGCTCTCCGGTAACAAGATAGGCCTTGTCCCACAGCGCTGTCTGCTCTGCTACGAGGCGCTCATCCCAGTACTTCGTCGCCATCTCTCACCTCTATGTGTTTCGTTACTTTGTTACAGTGAATGCAAAATAAGTGTTTAAAATGCCCTTTTGGCCGGAGGCGTGAGTTCTTCCGCGGTATCGGTATCCCGTAATTCCCGCACTCGGTACACTTAAACCTGTGTATCTCCGTCCTCATCCTCTTCCTCCTCTACCGTAAAGCCCTGATATATCTCCACGCTCTCAGCCTTTTCCTTCTTGAGCTGTTCCAGCTCCTCGTCCACGTCTGTGACGAAAGGCACCTGAGTGAGCAGTGTCCTGTCGCTCACGAGTCCGCGGTATGCGTTTATCTCGCTCGCGATGTCTGCAAGGTTCTGCGGTACGTTGTCGGTGAAGTCTATGCCGACATCCCTCCAAAGAGCCTCCGAGCCGTTTATCATCTTGCTAACGCCTGCAAGGAGCTCTATGCGCCTCTGCAGTGCCTTTTTGAAGTTCGCTTCGATGCTCTTTATCCTGTTGCTCATACCCATGAGTCTGTACCTGATCGCTATGCCGGAGCTCGTGCCGAAGGTCTCCGAGGCGAAGTTCGGACAGCTCGCTATCTCCCGGATCTTCTCCTCGACTGTTGTCAGCAGGTGCTCGATCTCGGTCGTCTGTGTGTTCTTGATCAGGAAGCTCGCGCTTCCGCCTTCCGGAAGTGAGAGGCACCTCTGCGTCTTCATTGTCTGAAGGTCTTCCGCATCCGCCTCACAGCCTACGAGCATCAGGTAAGCATCACAAAAGCTGTCCCAGTCGTTCAGGGAATCAGACAGGAGGCTGTTGTATGCGTCCTGCAGGCTGAATATACAATCGGCTATACCTTCCTCTTCCTCGTTGAGTGAGAAGAAGGTTATAGGCACCTGGTCGAACTTGTGCGGTGCTTTTTCGGTTAGCTCAAATGATGAAAAGCCGCTGCTTGAGCGGTAGAGTGTGCGGTAGATATCGTCGTATACCTCGACCCAGTACGTGGGGTTGAGTCCGTCCGCTACGTTGTCAGCCCAAAAGCGGACCGCGTAGAGGAGGTCGTTGTTCAGCGTGTCGTCGTAGATCGGCAGGCACTCGAGCGGGCTCAGCGTCTTGAAGCGCGGCTTCCCGTCCTCGTCGAAGTAACAGATCTCCGGAGCGCGTCCGAATATCAAGCCCTTCCGGAAAAACTCCGCGTCCTCATTCACCACGTCGTTATACTTGAGCATGTCGTCCAGCTCCTCGAAACCTTTGATCTCGCTGTCGTAGGTGACGGGCACGCCGACCGCATAGCCTTCATACGTGTCGACGATGTTCTTGACGAAGTTAGTCACGATCCTGTTGTTAGGTTTCTCCTCGGAGCTTGGAACTCTCAGGAGTATGTCCTGTTTGCCGATATAGTAGTTATAGCGCTTCTTCAGCGTGGCCACGACCCCGCTTTGGAAGCTCTGCAGGATAGTGCCAAGCACGTCCGTGGTCAGCTCTCTGTCCCTGTTGAGGTAGTATTGAATCATAGTCCGAATGCTCCTTTGTCTAAGATCCTGATCTTGCGATCGTTTACGCACTGGAGCGAATACCTCAGCGCGTCAAGGTAATGGTTGAATGCGTCCACCGGCTTGTTGATGTACTCGCCGGTCTTTCTATCTTTCTCCCAACTGTAGTTTTGCAGTTCGGTGATTGTCTCTGTGCATGCGGGGCTGACGATGAGCTCGTACTGCTGCAGCTTCTGTATTCCGTGGATGATGCTGTCCGGGCCCTTCGTGCTCTCCCGGATCCGGCGGATGCCTGCCCGCCTGATCTCCTCGATACTCTTCGGTTCTGCCGAGTCGCCGATGATGACCGCCTTCTCGAATCCGAGCGAGCGGATGACGGCGGCGATCTCCTCATTCGTCTTGTTGACTGCGCCCCACTCCTTGCAGATGTATATTTTTTTCTCTGCCTCCACAAGAAGGGAGAACACCAACGCGGTCGGGTCGTTGATAAACCCGAAGTCAAGCCCGATCAGGCTCACAGCGCCGGTACTGATGAGCTCGTCCTGGCTGAAGATCTCCTCGCGCCAGTTGTTGTAAACGAGCTTGTCGAGACTGCAGAACTCGCCCAATGCATAAATGCGGTAGTAGGTCGGGTTCGTGTGCATCATCTTCTCGAGCGCGTCGGTGTACTCAGGGGGAAGGAATTTGTTGTCTTTGTATGTGGTCTGCAGGACCGTAGTGTCAGCGCCTGCTTTGTCCGGTTCTGCAAACCACCGGCTATAAACCCAATTAGCTTTGCTAACAGGGTTAAAGCTGACGAATATCTGCAGGCCGCCAAGGTCTGACCTGAGCCGGAGGTTCAGCTGGTCAAAGTCTTCCTCTGTGAGCTCTGTCGCCTCCTCCACCCATATGTCAGTAATGCCGACTATGGACTTGATGCGCTCAGGGTCGTCGATGCCTTTGAATAAAAAAACGCTGCCATTCGGTAGCGTGATCTCGTAATCTGCGCGGCGGATCGTGCAGCGCTCATATAATTGCCATTGCTGGAGGACGTCAGAGATGAGCCTCCAGCAGCTATCTTTCTGTGAGACTAAGGTCTTCCTCACTATCAGGACCTTCCTCCGGCTCTGTAATGCCTTGAGGATTATCTTCTGCGCGATGAAGTGAGACTTACCCGAGCCAGCTCCGCCATAGTAGACCTCGAAGCGGTGCGTGTAGTCTTCCAGGTACGGAAGAAAAGCCTCGTTGAAGACCTCAGGATATAATTCAATCGTCATGATGTAACCTGACTATTATGTGCTCGTTCTCAACAGCGAGCGTGTCTTTCGGTTTCTCTCCGATCGTGTCGCGGAGGGTCTCGAAGCTCTTCGTGTCTTCCTGGGCGCGGGCTATGAGGTTATCTATCATCATGTCCCAATCGTCCTCGGCCATCCTCTCGAGGATCCTGTCCTTGATCAGTTTTCTCTCTTTTGCGTTCTCGCTGCGCTTCTTCGCAGATTTGAGTTGCATTTCTCTTGCTACTTCCTCGCTACGAATCGGCCGCAGGTTTTCAATATTTGCCATGTCAGCCTCCTTGTAACACGCAAAAAGCGCCCGAGGGTGCGGAGCGCTTTCTACGGAGATTATTACATGAGAATCAAAACAAACTTCCTGTCGTAATTAGCTGCATACACCATATCACAGGGGTATGGTGAAATACTATGCAATGTTGTGCACTGCCTCGTTGTAGAGGTTGTAAATGTGACGCTTTGAGTAGTGCATCCTCTCAGCGATGTCCTCCCACTTCATACACTCCAGGCACCTCATAGCCAGCAGAGTCCTCTGCGCCGGATCCGGATTGCGTGCTATCAGCTTAACGACCTGCTTCTTGTAAATGTGCAGCAGATCGAGCGAGTCCTTGATGACCCTCTCAAGGTCCGCCTTGTCTGCGATGATGTCCTCAAAACGTGCCGACAACGGAAGCGAAGCTATAACCTTCATCTCGCCCGAAGCTCCGGAGGCGAACGCCTGCTGGTCAAGGTCTTCCAGCAGACGAAGGGCTCCGGAGATCTCCCTGGAGAGGATCCTATAGCTATTTAATTGTTCTTTGATCTCGTCCAAACGCGCCTCCTACTTGTTAAATATCTTAGCCTCGACAGCTGCATAGCTGTCAGTCCGCTGTGTAAAGTTATGCGCCTTCTTAGCAGGTGCCCGGATATTAGCTATCCACTTATCTGCAAGCTTCGCCCAATACTTGACGGGCTGGCCTGCTATCATCCAGTTAATGGCAGCATAATAGTTATAAAAAGGCTCAGCCTCCTCCGGTTTGCCCTTTTTGACAAAATAATCCTTTACTTTTTCTCTGTCCGGACCTGCCTCGCGCGCGCGCGCGTTGTCAGGGTCAGTATCAATATCAGTATCATATACATATACAGAGACAGTATCGGCATCTTTTGGCATCGCTTCGCATCCATTTTTGTGCGATTGCATATTTTTTGATGCGTTCGCATCGCTCCAGCGCTTCTTTGCGTTCTCTCTGTTCTTCTCAACGCGCTCGGCATAGCGGTCGGTGTCCGCGTCGATGCGTTTTCTGATCCGGGACCATGCAAGCCGGAGCACGCGGTCATCATATTCCGGTTCGCTTTTATCCCTGGCATACATGACTGCTGCAAGGAGGAGGTCCTTCTGTTCCTCCTCTGTAAGTCCCGCCTCCTCGAAGTCGTCTATCCAGTCGTAATGTATGATCATTGATTGTTTAGCCATTGTAAAAGCTCCTTAAAATTCATAGTGATAAGCCAGTCCTCCCGGCTCCTCCGGTGCACGACAGCCGGGATCTTGCCCGGCCGGCACTGGCTGACGCTCTGCCGCATCCATTCATGTATTTTTGTTGTTTCCTGCCTCTTGATCTCCAAGTGCAGCGGGAAGTCGCTCACAATATCCGGCTCGCCGTTGAAGACCTGCCCGCGCCGTGCCTCAATGCCGAAGGCCTCAAGGATGTGCACGACCTCGCGCTCAGCGTTTGCTCCCTTGTCTCGTTGGCTCTTTCCCATGTTCACCTCCCGGGCGGCCGTAGCAGACCGCCCCGTTATTTCGTGATAATATCCTCAAGCCTTTTCAGGCTGTGCGCTCAGTCTTTTATGCTCCTCGAGCAGTCTGTTAATCTTGGCATACTGCTCAGAGTTCAGATCTGCGAGGCTCTTGACCTTGTACTGTTTGAGCAGCGCGTCCACGTTGACGTTGCAGTCCTTACAGAGTGCTTCCAGGAGGATCGCGTCGCGCTCGTCAATCTTCTCGGCGAGCTTCTGCTGGTACTGTGCGTTTTCGACTTCGTTGCTGGATGCTATGCTCGTGTCGATGCCGAAGCCGGCGAACCCGAGCGCCCTGCCGATTGCGGAGGTCTCGCAGTTCTCTATGTATGAGGTCTTGTTGATATAGCTCGAGCTTTCCTTCTCGTAAGCGGTGCCCTCTGCGAGCGTGATCGGGACGAGCTCGATCGTCTCTACATACTCGTCGCCGTTCCTGGTTATTACGGTCTTGTCGTCGTAGTAGCCGACTGTCGCCTTAAAGACGCATACCCCATTGTCACAGCTCAACATGTTTGATATAATGAACCCCATAGGGTAAACCTTGCGAAACGCCTTGACTCGCTCGTTGACTGCGACGTACTCCTTGCCTTTGATGTTCGTCGTAACCAGCGACTTGCAGGCGTTTTCTATTTGTTCAAATGTCACTTCTCTCATGTGTGTATACCTCCACTAATTTGTTGATGCTCTCAGCGAGCTGATTGCCGACTTCCCTGATCGCGTCCGCAATCTCCTGACCCAGCTGCGGGGTCCTTGTCTCATACGCCTCGGGGGTGTGTATCGCCACCACTTCAAAAGCCTCCTCAAGCTCCGGAAGACGGAAGTCATCAGGATCGAGTCCCAACAGACTGCAGAGCCTTGTCACTTTGTTGTACGGGATCGGGTTCCCGTTCAGAAACTTGTTAATGCTCTCAGGATCCTCGTAGCCCATCGCCCGGGACATGAAGATCTTTGACACTTCTCCGGTCGCTATCGTCTGACTCGCCACTGTCCGGAGCTTATCGAAATTAATATCTTTTCTCGTTCTACTCATATATCTCTCTCCTTTGATCTCTCAGCCACTCCTCGGCACAATTCTCACAAATATGGTCACCCTCAATGTCGAAAAAGAAATCAAGCAGGTCGCCGCCGCAGTAATCACACTTTGGACCCTTCTCCTCTTCGTTGAGGTGCATGATGATCGCGTCCTCGAGCGGACAATTCATAAAAAAGCTCATACTCAACCCTCCGCTGACATTGGTATATACTTCCGGACCGTCTTGTAGTCGATGCCGGTCGCCTTAACTATCTGCATGATGCTGCGCTCTCCACCTCTCCACTCCTTGAGGACAATGTCCTGGATTTCTGAGGGGCTGCGCCTCTTCTTGGGTGCCACCGTGATGCTCGGGGCCTTCGTCTCCGGGATGACCTTCTTAACCGTCGTGGGTCTGTCGATCAGGATCCTCGTGCCGGCGAACACGTCCTCGAGCGTCACTATCTCCCCGTCTTTGATGATCAGGACGGGGTCCTCGATCTCCCTGATCAGTTCGTTAACGTTAATCTCGTGTAGCATCCTCTGCCTCCTTTGCTCTCTTTGTTAATGTTTTAATGATGTCTTTGTATGTTGCGACCTGCGTCTCAAGCTCCGCGATCCGGTCAGCTTTCGCCTTCAGCACTTCCTCGAAGACCTGAAAAACAGGGTCGTCTCTGTCAGTTATCCTCATCCTGTTCCTCCTTGCTGCAGTTGTCACAGTCGCCCGGACAGGGCTGTCCCTCGCAGGCTTCTGTGTATCTCCATTTAGATGCGCTCATCCTTTTTCTCCTCCTCATACGGCTCCGGTAATGGCATCCATGCTGTCACAATCAGTTCTAAATAATCTCTTCCTTGTCCAAAACTTGCATACCACGTATCTATATGTTCCTCATAGTATCCTTGTATTTGACCGATATCGGAACATACCCATACATCTACTCTAGGTTTCGGCAATCCTTCCGAGCATGGTGTCCACTGCCGTGCGGATGGCAAATCCTTAATTGCTTGTATTGCTGTTTCCCCTGCCCATGTCCAATTAAGGGCATTTAAAGCATCCTGTCTTCTGATTACATCACTCATCTTCTTCACCTCGCATGTCCGCACCGCAATGACAATATGGATACTGTATCTTCAAAAGTTCTTCAACCCCATATGTTTCTACTGTTCTGTGACAAAACGGACATATATATTGCTCAGGCATTGCCCCTTGCGTAATCCGTATCCACTTGCCCTTCTTGCGTTCCTCTACTGATGGCACACTATCCAACACCGCTAACATCTGCTCCTTACTTCTGTCGCTTGATATGATGCGTCTTGATACTTCTTTGCTGATTAAATCGCTCATCTTTTCACCTCTCGATACGGTTCGGGTAGTGGCATCCATGCGATCACTCTTGCTTTATGTCCGTTCACATCACCGCCCCAAATATCGTACAAACTATCATAGTTGCCTATACCGTATGTTTGATACATCCTGTTATAATCTCCATAGCGGAAATATTCATACCACACAAGCACATCTTCAAAATCTGATGGTAAGTATTCTGAACACGATATCCATCTATCTCTATCAAGCCTCAAATCCTGCCCACAATTGGAACAAAACTTTGTTTCTGCATCTTGAACTTCTGAACACCTCGGACATTCGAACCTCGTTACTTCTGTTGTACCATCTCCCCAAGGTACTTCTTCAACATAACTTATCCAATTTTCTTTGCGTTCTGCGGATGGCAGTTCCTCAAGCACTCCGATTATGTAAGCCTTATCATAAGAGTCGCTATATCCGTTATACGTATTCGGTAAATCGTCTATTGCTTTGATTGCAGAATATCTGCTGATTAAATCACTCATTTTCTTCTCCTCTCATATCCGCTCCGCAAACTTTTTGTCATGCATATACTTACTTAATGCCCATATCAGCACCGTATTCTCGTAACTGTCCATATTGATGATAGTCCGTTCTCGTTCTTCTAACTGATAGCTTGCGTACCTCAGCTTTCGCATCACGCTATCGCATACGTTATCAAGCCCATCACCAAGATTCCAAAGCTCCTTCGTCTCTTCCAATTCTGTCCATCCTTTCGTACTCTTCCTTTTGTGCCGCCTTGTGCCGCTCCTGATGCTCGTCAATCCACTTTTTGGTCAGCTTCCATCCGTGCGTACAATGCACTTCGCCGTCATCATTACAACCGCCCTCGTAATAGTGAGCCACATATCCACACTTGTCTCGCAGATATTTCAGTGTAGAAAGCGTCAGCTTGTACGGCAGTCTCGCCCTGATTGCTATGTTCCTTGCTCCCGATGGAATCCAACAGCCATAGCCACAATACACGTCATCGTCCAGAAGGATGTCTATAACATCTTCTGACGCATCTATCTCGTTGCCATTAGCGTTCTCGGAATAGATAAAGCACTCTTCATATGCCGACAGGATATTAAGACCGCTTCGGTTCAACCAGTAGTATTTGCCGCCATCTTTTTTCAGCTCTGCACAATCGGCGAATCCTCTTTCCACAAGTCGCTCCCAGACATTCATATCCGTGCCGCTTGCGTCATAGTAATTTCTGTACGGCTTGAAGTATGCCATTCCGCCACGGTGATAGATTTTCTTACGGTCAAATCCTACGCAGTGTTCCATCTTTCGCACTTCGTTTTCAGACAACGCCTTGACCGCTCTGGCGTGTAAGTCATTATTCTGGTCACTCATCTTTCACCCTCCTGTTCCATGCGAAATTCAGCCAACCAGTCTGGCTCTTCCGCTGTTTCATCGCTTGCATACTCTATAAAATCATGATATTCAACATCGCTCATATTTTTTGTATATTCAAGGAATTCATTCATTGACATTCTCATAATCGTTTGTTCTCCTGTTCCATGCTTCTATAGCGTCTTTTTTCGTGTCATAAAACTGTCGTGTCTCACAGCAACAATCCAAACAAACCACCCCAAAAGTATCTGTATATCCTACAAACTCATGTCGTTGGATACATCCTTCTCCGCCACAGAATGGACAAGGTTTTAATTCACTCATGATTTTCTCCTTTCCATAACGGGCAATTCCATCTGACTTGTTCTCCCCAATCCGGTTTATGCTCACAGTCTGCCATTTTACAGTTATTACAATTGTTTAATGTGCTGATTCGGTAGCCTAATCGAGCATAATCGCAGATGGAAAAAATAAGTCTTATCAAGTCCTCCCTGTCTTGGTCTAATCTGCTCATCTCTCTCCTCCGGGATAACAATATCCATAAAGAGCGTCATCCAGTATGTCCAGAATCTGCATCCAATTTTCTTTTAAAAACATATCTACTTCCGCAGGTTTTTGAAAACCATTCATAATACACTGCTCCTTTAAATCTTGCACCTTTTCAAGCATTTCTTTTGCACCCATCATCTTCCTCCTCATTCTCATCCTCTTTTTGCTTCATGCGTAAACAGGCATTATAATGATTGCATGTCACTCTCCATAATTTCTTTTTTTTTTCTAATTTCCTCACAATCTGGTTTTGAATAAAAGTTACTAACTTCGAGAATCACACCATCATAAGGCGCAATTTTAATTTTATTCGCCATAACTTACCTCCTAACCGCTTCCATCTCCTAATTGAATGAAACATAGATATCAATGATTCCGGGATCGCATCCGCAGTCGTACACTATCCCGGCACCAAACGGAGTGTCAACATAAGTGCCGAAAGGCAGGTCGTTGATATTGCTTGCCACGCACAAATAGCCGTTCTCGTCCCTCACGAAAGTGCCGTCTGACCATCTGCCGGGAATATTCAGCCCTTCGCCCGGAAGCACCTGCTCCGAGTAGTAGGTGTATCTCCAGCCGTTCCAGTCAATAATGCCGGCGACCTGGAACTCTTCCGGAGACATCTCAACCCAGTCCTCTGTTGGTTCAAGCGAAGCAGGTGCGAGGTCCGTGATAAGTTCATCCTCAACCTGATGCGCCTCTATAAACGAGTCAATCTGCTCCAGCTGTTTGTCTGTTTCCGTGTTGATCGCTGTCGCGAGCACAAGACCCGCTGCCGCCGCGATCGCTGCAATTACTAATCCTTTCATACGATCATGTCCCCCGTTCTCTCGATTACTCCGTTACGTTCCCGCTCCCCGTGACTGCAGAAGTCTTCCGGAGCTGTGTCCCGTGCCGGATACTGTCGCTCACACGTCCAGCGGGTAAAACTCCCGTTAACGTGGCAGTAGATGCACTCGGCACACGTGACCAGCACCATCGGCGCGCAGTCGTCTGTTATCAGTCTCGTCATATCCAGCCCTCCTTCATGAGCTTGAGCGTCCGCTCCACGTCGATCACTATCGGAGAATTGCGTTTCTCCGGGGAGATCTTCGTCCCGACCTGGTTCGCGTACTCGCTTTTTAGTGCGCGGTCGAGCCGGATCCGGGGGACGCCGTACTCTTTGATAAATTTTTCCTTCCTCATCCACATCATTGCGTTGCCCTCCGCACTCACGAAACGTGAGTTTTACATGTAAAAAATTTTATGTATGGGTTTCTTGTAATAATCTGCAATGCGAATCTTGACAGAGTCCCGAGGTATACGTCTCCCGGTCTCATAATTAGAGAGTGCGGAAACTGTGATCCCTAAAGCTTCCGCGACCTCTGCCTGTGTCCTGCTTCCTCTTAGTTGCGCGAGCCTATTGCCAATTGCCTTGGCTGAGATTGTATTCAATCGTGGCACCTCCTTCCTTGTTTTGCTCACAATACGTGAGTCAAG